AATCATTGGGTCGGTATTCCCAAAACGAATTGCTCTCAAGAAATAATCTCCGCCTGGTGCCCAGTGAACTCCTGGAGTTGCACCAGAAAGAATTGATACAGACCCTGATGGCTTAACAGTTGTGACTCTAATGGATTCACGAACACATAACCACTCAGAATAAGAATGATCATATTTACGGATAGTCTTATATCCTTCGTCCATCCATTCACGCACAACAGGCAAGCCAAACTTGTCTGAGAATGATGCAATACCTGTAAGCGATGTTCCAATACGACGATTACGTTGCATAATTCCATTTGTCTGTTGCCAGTGTGTTGGAATTAATGTAACAGTCTTTCCATACAAATATGCAAACTTGAGTGTCCGTAGGAAGTCCTCCTTAGATTCATGACGATTTAAATGTACCTCGACTAAAGTACAAAGTTCGTATGATTCCAATGGCTGCTCCGCACACGGATTGAAGCCCATAACACGATAGTCTTTGCCATCCTTTGGATCTGCTAAACGACCATAGTTACGTGCTACATCAAGCCAGATAAATCCTGGTTCACCGTTATTAACGATTAGGTCTACGTAGTCTTCGTATTTTGTACCTACCGTTGCAGCAATGGAGTTGTTAGACATCCATGCCCAACCTGGATTTTCTGGATCAAATGAATTACGCTCTGGAAAAACCTCAGCGTTCTTCAAATTCATAAAGTCTTTATCTTCTGCTGCACCTAAAGCCAAGGTAGCAGATCTTCTAACATTTCCTGATACTACACAGGTACCAATGAGATTAACAATATCTACTATTGCTCTTGAATCAAGGGTTTCTCCTGCTCTACCGCCTATTACAGCCTTGATCTGCTTGTGCAACTGTATAAGTGGTGCAGGACCGCTTGCTGTACCGCCAAAACCCTTAATAGGGGCACCTAAAGGCCTAATAAGGTCATAGTTAAACTCCTGAATATACATATTAGGCTTTAGATATGAGTTAATAAGTAATCTAACAGATTCTACCCATCCCTCACGAGTATCTGGTATTTCGTATACCTGTGGTGGTTCTGTAGGATCATAAATAGAAAGATTTTTGTCCCCTCCCAAAGTGTCAAACCCTACACCTACGCCCATCATAAGGGCATCCATAACCCAACCAAACAACTGGCCTGGATCGTTACGATCTATGTCCTTTGTCGAAACCATGGCGCAGTTTTGCAGTGCAGCAGAATTTTTCTTTTCCATGGTTAGTGCAGTACCAAAAGACCATAGGCCTCTTCCTGGAGGTGTCCACTTTAATTCAAATAAACGTTGGTACGCTTCTTTAGCAGATGCCTGTGCTTTGTAGTCATTCCAAGGTAGTCTGTTTTCTTTAGCATGATTCTTCTGTGCTGAATACATACCCTCGATTACTCTGCGACAAACCTCATGCCATCTTTCTTTAGTTCCATCTTCCTTCATACGTGAGTAGGTACGGATAAATGTAATCTCTCCTAATGAATTACCACCAGCGTCTGCAAAACCAAATGGCGGTTCCTTTGTTTTATACTCACTTATGAACTCTTCAGACAAACGAAAACTAAAAAAATCAGACATTGTTATTCTCCTTAAGAAACTGTAATTAGTCAAGTATACCAGAGTTTTTGTTTTTATCAAACTCTAATGTTATTATTGAGGTTTACTGTTTAGTGAATCCAGTGTTGCGGAACCATATACTTGGAACCACTCTTAACTAAATGTGCTGTATGGTGATATGGTGGTGATGGTGGAAACACAATAATACTTCCAGCCTTTGGCTTAACAAAGAAGTCATATGTTAATGAATTAGCATTTGCGAAATCTGATTCTGGAGTTGGACCTTGAATAGGACCCTTTGGATCTCTAATTGTAAAAGATATTTCTCCGCCTTCATAATCATCGTTTAGATACATAACAAAAGAAACTTTAAGTCTTTCGTCACCCTCTTGTTGATCAAAGTGTGCACCCATAAATGTTCCAGCCATATACTTTTTAATTGGATACATAGGGAATAGTTTTGGTTCTTCAGTAATACCCTGAGCCTTTGCGTAATCTCTTGCTACATCATCAAAGGCTTTTTGCAAAGTTTGATAGATGTAATCATTTTTTTCATCTACACCTTCTGTAGGCTTAATGGTTTTATCGGTTCCATACACATATGGTTGACCGCTACATGCCATCCACTCGCCCCACTGGTCCTGATTATCCTTCTCAATTGCCTCAATAAGTTTGGCTGGGTCCTCAATTACATTTGTGTAATAGTAAACTTTTTCTTCTAATATCTCTAAGTTCATAATAACTCCTTTTAATATTTATTATTTTCATAAAAGCCTCTTACCTTTATGAATCCAACTAAAACGTATCTAATGGGACCTTCTCCTACATGCCTTACTCCGTGCTCATATTCTTCGTTTCCTGGGAATATAAGTAGTTCTCCTGGCTTTGGCCGTAAGTCTATATCTTTGTTTTTAAAAAATAGCGTTCCGTCCGTATAGTCATCATTGATATATAGTATAGCAGCATATCTAATAGAAGGATCTGTATGCTGGTCTGTATGAGCCTTTAACTCTACACCCTTTTGCATTCTTTGTAGCGTTGCAAAACCAGTTAGCATTAGATCTGGATTATTAATTGCAATAAGTTGATGCATTCTTGCTTGTAGTGTGGAAGATATATTAGAACTTCCAATATCGAGATTTTTATCATCCCAACCCTTTGTTATTTCATATTTACCTTCAGCAACTAAATTTTCTACATCATCTCTTCCAAATTTTTCTAAACAAAATCTAGCAAGGCTTTCTCTATATGCCTTAAACCATACATCTTCTGGTGTGCTATCAATAATGCTAAGCATTGCATCTACTTCATCTTTAGAAGCAAAATTCTTAACAGAAAGCACTTCTCCAAATAAACGTTCTGTTTCAAACCCTGCATCATTAAATTCTTTTTCTAAAAATAAAAATGACATATCAGTTCTCCACCTTATATTGTTTACCTTCTTGATCTATTTTATAACCCTTTTTTAATAAATCTTGCCACTCGGCTCTCTCGACTTCTTGCTTGGCTCTTGTCTCTCTCATTTCTTCTGCCCAAGCATCTCTGAGTTCTTGTGGGTATGCATCTTCTTCTCTATCATCCCAGAAAGATCCGATGGTGTATCTGACACCGCTTTTTATTAAAGTTACTTCATGCATATTATTAAACCCACCATCAAAGGCAGCAAGCATTCCAACCTTTGGTTTAATGCTAAGCCCTTGACTTGGAAACTGTAATAGCCCTCCATCAAAATCATCATTTAAATATAAAAATGCTGCATATCTACTTCTTGTAAAAGCACCTGAGTTTCCATGCTCGTCTGTATTGTCAGAATGAATTCTTGCGTAAGCACCTGGTTCCCATTTTTGAGTATGATATCCAATCTGAGAAATTATTTTAGGATCAAGATCATGAACAGATGCAACGGCATTAATAATACCCTGTTTAATTTGTGAAAAAATATCTGACGGCAACCCTTCTGATATAACGTGGTCATCATTGTCTTGTGGTAAAACAGAGGAATATGATTCGTAAAATGATATAGGCATCCAATTAATTGTGCCTAACTCTGCATGTTTATCTAAAACTTTTATAAGTTTTGCAGATGTTTCTGCATCAATAAAGTTTTCATAAAGAACTATATCTTTAGTTATTCCTTTTTTATTTTCTAAATTCATCGAATTCTAACTCCTTCTGGAATTGAATCTCTTTGTGGTGCATACTGCCCCATCATTTCTTTATAGAGTGTAGCCCAAAGTTCTTTTCCATGCTTCTCTTGTTGAGCAAACCAATCTGGTTCTCCAACCTCGTATTTAGTCCAATAGGTTCTTATAAAGTATTTTTCTGCACCGTTAGATGGACAAACTCCATGAAGGTACACTTTATCATTTTTGCCTAAAACATCTGGATGTCCACTAGGAAAAACTACCCAATCACCAGCACGTGGCTTATACTTTATTAGGTTTCCGTCTATATAAAAATCAAGATCTCCACCCTCATAATCGTCATTAAAATAATAATTTGCAGTTATTGCAAACTTATATCCTGGACTTTTCATTGGTTCTCTCATATAGTCAGAATGGTATCGCATAGACATTGTAGTTGTTATGTCTTTGTGATATTGGCATATTGAAGGTCCATCGTTACCCCATAATGGAATATACTCTCCAGTGTGAGTTTTAATAAGTTCTTCTTTATCAAAATCAAACTTATCTTTATATTTTGATATATATGCTTCTGTAACTTTATCAAATCCATTCTTTATCTCAAGTAAAAGATATTTTTGATCTTCCTGTACCTTGCTATTAGTTTTTAAATCATTTATAGTTTCTAAATCAAACTCAGTAGGCCTATTTGTCTTTGGGTTAATTTTAACAAGATCTGGAAAAGCATGCTTAATATAATTACCAAAACCAGACCACTCAGACCATTCACCCATAATTCTATCTGGATTATTTTTGGAAGATTCTTTTACAATTTCAAACAATCTTTCTGGTTCGTCAAAAACGTTTTGATATACCATTATGTTTTCATATATCTCTATTGCTTCCATTAACTTCTCCTTATACCATTTTCTGGGTCCCAGGCTTTTATTGATTCATCATCTGGGAAAATTCTATAATATTCCTTATTAAAGTCTGGTTTGATATCTCCAGTATGTTCTAAAATTTCCCAGAAAAATGGACAGGTATATCTTGTACCATTTTTAATTTTGGTTACTCCATGTACGTAGTTCATATCTCCTGGAAAGAAATATGCTGATCCTCTTTTAGGTTTAAATTGTATTCCCTGATTTGGAAAATACAACTCTCCTCCTTCATAGTCATCGTTTATATAAAATAAACTTGCTATATCATAATTAGGAAAATCATTTGGCGTTCCAGCATCTGATCCTTGGTGTAACTCTTTATCGGCATGAGGCATTTGAAATTGACCTGGATTCCATTTAACGATTGTTTGTCCTGTTGGCTGAACTTTTACCTTAAAAAACTCTTCAATTACTGGTTGTAATTTATTAAACAAACCTATAATAACTGGAACAATGTTTGGATCATTTTGATTTAATGATGGAGCACTAGCAACTCTATCTTTCCAATACTCAGCATCATAAATAACAGTTCCATTTTCATTTTTATGACTTTGAGTGACATCCCAGATAGTTATTCCTCTTGCTGCTTTATCCAAGAAATCAACTTCTTCTTGTGTCATAAAATTTTCTAATTCGACTATATTCTCTGGACCGCTACCAAAAAATCCTGAAGGAGTGCTTGATGGCTTTCTAAATACTGTTACTGCGTCCTCTGGCTTCATAATAATAATTATATCACAGGATAATAATCCTGAGCCTTTGCCTTTATACCTAAATTATCAAAAAATCGTTCAATATTAAATCTCCAGTTATCTCTTCCGAATGATGTTCCTATTTTAGTACATAAAATTTCAAAATCTTCTTGCGATAACTTATCTTTAATTTGCAAAAGCGCATTAGTTACATCTATATAATTTTGTCGTACAAAAGAGGGGTCTCCTGCTTGATTTCTTTTTAAAACTTTTGTATTAATTTTTCCAGACGGTTCGTAAAGAGAAACTGTTAAATAGTTTTTGGCAAATCCAGCATCCTGATACATTTCATAACCAGTCACTGCATCAATGATATTATCATATGAAATAATAGAGCGTACTGGAGATTCTCCATCTCTAGAAACAGTAATTATGTAATGACTTACTTTTTGTGCTTTTGCGTTAGCAATATATTCATTAACTATGTCTGTATGATTTGGCTTTAATTGATCAGTCATCATAAACCCGAATTATCTATTACATTTAGTTTTAAACTTTTTACTTCATGTGACCCTAGAGAATTTCCTTTTTCGTTTACCGCTTCTCTATACCAATCGGTCCATTGGCCGTCAGAATTTAATACCTGTGCTGCCTCTCCATACTCTATATTTGCTCTTTCTCTTTTCCTATCTGGGTCTTGATACCTTACCATCTCAATGGTAGTATTGTTTAGATTAGTTAAAGAAATTGGTATCAATGTTGCAATCGGTGTTCCAGCCTTAATAATTGTTTCAACATTTGCCTTTTTTGCTTTTAATGCAAGAGGCAATGGGTTATCATAAAAAGATGTACTGACTAAATTTGACATTGTTTCAAAGTCATCATTAAAATAATTAACTGGATTAATGGTCCAGATACTTACATCTGAATCTGTTCTAAAGATTAAACCAGTATTTAAACTTATTGAGGACTGACCTCTTCCAGAATATGCACTTTCAGGATTAACAATTTTTACATGTGTATCTGTTTGATCATTTATTCCATCCCATGTAAAAATTATATCCTCAATACATGATAAATACCACCCAATTACATTTGCCTGAGTTACTGGAAAGCATCGATAGGCATGCTTCTCGGATGTAACATCCATCCAATCTCTTTTGATAGACATTGGCTGAATATTAAAATTACATCCTGGAGTTTTTTCTACCGAAATATTAAACATTATTCATTTGCCCACTTTGGATCATACATGTCTGGAGTATGATACTTTTTACTATAATCAAGCATCGTTACAATAGAATATTTTGTTCCAGAATGAACTGGCATTGCCTGATGAGGATACATAAAGTTTGATGGGAAAATATATAAATCCCCAGCCTTTGGCTTTATATTTAAATCTTGTAACCTAAAATAAAGTTCTCCTCCATCATAATCATCATTAACGTACGCAACCAAAGATACTGTGCAGTTATAAGAGAAGCCGTGATCATGGTGTTCTTTAAAGTGTTGCCCTGGACCATACTTAATAAAATTAAAGGCCTCCCAATATTTTAATGGCATAATATTATAGTCTCTTCTATAATCTTCCACTGCTGGTGCTTGAACATCATAGACATCTTGCCAAATTTTTTGTAATGATAATGATATTTCACTTGTATCATGCTCTATATCAGTTTTTTTAAACTTAAAATCATAACAATCACGATAATCTGGCATTAACTGTTGATACCCAACATATGCTGGAAGCCAGTGGTATCTGTTACCATCCTTGGACAGTTCTCCCCATGGTGCTGGCTCTCCCAAAACACTTTCCAGTCTATTAATAATATCTAATTCTGGCTTAATAACATTTCTATATACAGTAATTCCATTACCAAGATTTTCTTTATCTGTCCAGGTTGTCATTGTTACTCCTATTTGTATTCTCTTCTTGTCCAAACTTTATCTTTATATACCCCACCGTCTGGCTGGCGATAAAAGTTTGCGTTATCTACTATTTTAGCATATATGCTTGATGACTCTAAAATCTCAACATTATGTATCCAATTTTCTCTTTTAAAAGGAAGCACTTGTAGGTATGGAGTTCCTGCTGGAATAGTACCTTCCCATCCATCAATAATAAAAAATGGAAAACTTCCAAGTAATTCAACTTTGTCTGAATCAACAACTCCTGTTGTATTCATAAAAGGTAAATCAAACCTATTCATTGGAGTCATAAATAGGGCACTGTACCCATCTGGCAATTTCATTCCCCAATCTGGCATCCAAGCAAAATGATCTTTATAATATCCTCTTGGATGCTCAAATTGTGGCATTTGTGGTCTAAACGTACAAAAATCTTTATACATTTGGTTTTCAATTTTTAAATCTAAGGAACCTTTATCATTTTTACTAAATGTTATGTCGCATGGTGTTTTAAAAACATAACCAGTTATAAAAGCATCCATTATTGCTGGACATGCCTTCCATGTTGGAATCATTCCGTAATCATCTGTAGTTCCTTCTTTTGGAAATGGACAGATTTCTTTTGGAGCCTTATAATATTCTCCATTGAATGGATTTTTAGCAAATCTATCTGCATCCTTATACCACTGTGGGATTTCTTTTTGTGTAGGAGATGGAAGAGATGCGCTTTGTTTAGTTAACCAAGGCCTATACGATTTAAAAATTACTTGTTGATATTCTGATTCCACTACTTGTGGCCTAACTCATTAATATCAGTCATGATTACGACACAATACTTTGTACCGCTCTTCATTGGAAGAGATGCATGCTCATAAATGTAGTTAGATGGAAATATAGCAATATCTCCTGCCTTTGGAGTAAGAGTATAGCCGTCTAATCTTGGGAACTGAATTTCTCCACCTTCGTAGTCATCGTTGATATAAATAACTGCAGAGACTGTAGCATTGTATGCTGGACCATGGTCTGCGTGGATGTTAAAGTGCTTACCTTCTCCTTCATACTTTACAAAGTTAAAGGCTTCATAATATATAACATTGATGCCCCAATACCTTGCATAATCATCTACACAAAACTTTAATTTTTGATATATTTCTTCATGTAAATCAATAAGTTCAGCATTAAAATCATCCCTTGGACCAAGATTTTCTTGCTTATATTTAAAGTCAACGCAGTCTCTTGCTCGTTTAATTGGAGTATTAGAGTTTGTTACCTGTGCTTCAGACCACTTATATCTTTTTGTTCCGTCAAGATTTGTTTCAAGAATTTTAATATATCTATCTGCATCATCTTTAGAAAAAACATTTCTATAGACATTCAAACCAAGGCCAGGATTTTCTACAACTATTCCATTAGGCAATGTTTTTGTTGGATATCTATTTGATGCAGTTTCTGATCGATCTTTTGTAAACCAAGGATTCTGGTTTTCATCATAAATTTCCATATGATTAACCTTTCAGTAGTTAGTATTATGCGATTTCGCTAAAAGAGGTTCCATCCCAATTATAAGTGTGTCCAAGAAGGATACTTTGATTTGACGGAACTTTAATTAAATTTACTCCACTAGCAAATGCTGCTGCATACATTTCTGCTTTTGGACTATCAACTGTTACTGCTACTCTAGCAACAACAACATTGTTAGACAAAAATGTATATAAATTAAAGGAGTCTAATTGCTCTTGAGTTGCCTCAAGAAGTCCTGGACCTGCTGTTCCGCCAGAAAATGAAGAACCATCGAAAGTTGCTCCATATTTTGCTGTTCTTTTATGGGCATTTGATTCCATGCCTACAATTGGTACTCCAGTTTCGTAGGCTGCATCAAGTGCACTCATTACACCTTCTTTTTGGCTACTAAAAAATCCAATAACATCGTATGCCTCATTATTTTTTACTAATATTGCGTACATTAATATACTCCTTTGTTACTTTTATTATAGCATATGTTAGTTATTGGGTACATATTTTGGTATGTACCCGCTAACTTTAACAACCGCATGACCTTCCTGGGCAACAGACTGAACATCTCCAGCAATACCCGCATGTACAGCCTCCGCCAAATGATGGTGGGAAGAATGGGAAGTATGGGAAGAATGGGAAGAATGGTGGGAAGAATGGGAAGTATGGGAAGTAAGGGAAGAATGGTGGGAAGAATGGGAAGTATGGGAAGTAAGGGAAGAATGGTGGGAAGAATGGGAAGTATGGGAAGAATGGGAAGAATGGTGGGAAGAATGGGAAGTATGGGAAGAATGGGAAGAATGGTGGGAAGAATGGGAAGAACGGAAAGAATGGGAAAAACGGCGGGAAGAATGGGAAGAATGGTGGTGTAGTAGTAACGTTATTTGTAGTTACACCAGTTGCTTCTCCGCATGCATTTGAAACATAAATAGTATAAGTCTGTGATCCTGGGCTTGTACCTGGATCATTAGCAGCATATGATGTTGCAGAAGGAGAAATACCAGTATAACTTGATCCATCTGAACCAGTGATTCTGATTGATGTTAATGCTGTACCTCCAGTTGCTGATCCAGTTGGAAGAGTCCATGATATTGTATTTGTGTTAGCAGATGTCGCAGATGCTGAAACGTTTGTAGGATTATTCGGTTTGGTTGTAACTGTTACTGAAGATGAAGCAGACGATGCTGCTGATGTTCCAGAAGCATTTGTTGCTGTTACTGTAAATGTAGGTGTTGCTCCTGCAGCAATTCCAGTTACAGTAATCGGAGAGGATGCTCCTGATGCTGACTGACCAGTGCTTGCATAAACAGTATAAGAGGTTGCTGGAGGGGATCCTGCAGGCAATTCAAAAGCAACTGATACAGCACCGTCATTATATGCTCTACCAGTACATACGTTGGTTGGAACAACATTAATTGGTGGCTTTGGCTCTAAGAAGTCGTTTGCTGCTGCTGACTTTTTACCTACTTTTTTATTTGCCATTATTTATTCCCCTTTTTTATTATAAATTACTTAAGATCTCCGTAAACAACCCAAGTATTTGCTGCTCTCTTCAAGAGAGTTGCAGATGACCATTGTGTACGTAAAGTTAATCCTGGAGTAGCATTTACAGTTACTCCTCCTGCTCCTGCAATTGCAACTGAGCCTGTATTTGTCTGAAGAACATCGATAGAAGTTCCAACTGGGAAATTCAATGTTGAGTCTGCAGGAATTGTAACGTTTACTGCTGAACCACCAGTGTGAGAAACCTCAATAAGTGAATCTCTTTCTGTTAATGCTCCAAGAGTATACGCTGCTGTTTTTTGAATAATTGGTGTGCGTGAAGGTACACCTTCTTTTGTCTGTGTACCATCTGAGAAGACTACTCCAGATGATGGAGTTACAGTTGTTGCTTCAAGGGCACCAACTGCCAAGGTGTCTAAAGATCCTTGTGTAAAGTTAACAGTTGTTGTTGGTTCATCTGTTACACCCTTAAATAGTTTCCACTTAGAGTCTGATGAATCCTTTACAAGTCCTTGGTGTGCATATGTTCCATCGTTATAAGATGCAACAAATCCAAGGTCAACTGAGTTTGAATTGTTACCTTCTCCCAAGTAAATAACTGGGTCGGCGGTTGTAAAGTTTGTTGTATTTACTGTTGTAGTTGTACCATTAACAGTTAGGTTACCAGAGAGTGTTAGGCTTGTTCCAGATACCGCTCCTGTAAATGTTGCACCAGACAATGAAGCCTTAGCATCAAGCGCTGTTTGTGTAGCAGTTGAAATTGGCTTATTTGCATCTGATGTATTATCTACGTTACTAAGACCAACCATTGACTTTGTGATACCAGAAACAGTACCTGTAAATGTTGGCGATGCTAAATCTGCTTTAGCAGCAAGACTTGTTGAAAGTCCATCGATCTTTGACTGTGCAATTGCTGCTGATGCATTAATATCAGCATTTACAATTGTTCCGTCTGCAATCTTTGCAGATGTAACTGCTCCATCTTCAATCTTTGCTGTTGTTACAGAGTCTCCAGCCAACTTATCTGCAGTCACATTAGAATCAACAATCTTTGCTGTTGTAACTGTATTATCTGTTGGTGTTCTTGTATCTGATAGACGAGAATCTCCTGTAAGAACAAGATCTGCTGTATCAGCAATTCCGTGAACGCTAGTTGTGTCTAATCTATGTGCTTCAATATCTGCAGTCAGAGCCAATGCTGTAGTATCTGCAATACCGTGAACATTTGTTGCTGAGTTATGGTCTGATACTGCAGTAGTTGCATAATCTTTAGTTGCAAGTTCACTTACATCATCAATACCGTGGATATTTGTTGTTATTAAATTATGTGCTGCAACAGCACCATCTGCTGCATCTGCTGCAGTGGTATCTACATATTCTTTTGTTGTAGCATGATTTGCTGCCCCTGGAGCACCTACAAGTGTTAATGCACCTGTCATAGTGTCGCCAGACTTATCAATCTTGCTTCCAAGTTGATTAGAAATTGTTGTTGCAAAGTTTTCGTCATTAGCGATAGCGTTAGAAAGTTCATTTAATGTATTTAGTAATTCAGGTGATCCTGCAACTACAGCATTAATTCTTCCTTGTACGAATTCAGTTGTAGCAAGTTTTGTTGTATTATCTGTTCCAGACTGTGTAACTGCTACTGAAGAAGATCCAAGATCTGCTCCTGTTAATGTCTTATTTGTTAATTCTTGTGTTCCAGTAAGTGTTACTACTGTATTGTCAATATCAAATTGTTCGTTTGCTGAGTTCCAGTCAATACCAGTACCAGCAAGCGCTGATTGATCTACTGTTGCACCAGAGACTGCATTGTTAACATAGTCTTTTGTTGCAAGATCATTTGTATCTGCAATGCCGTGTACATCGGTGGTGGCTGTAGTATGATCGGAGAGATTTGTTGCCACTGTAGTAAAGAAGGCAGGGTCATCACCTAAAGAAGCAGCAAGTTCGTTTAATGTATCAAGAACTCCTGGTGCCCCATCCAATATTGCGTTTGCGTCTACATAATAATTAAGGGCAGACCAAATAGATGATCCGTTACCAATCTTAAACTTACCTGTATCAGTTTCATATCCAATTTCACCTGCTGCTAGAATTGGGTCTGCAGATGTCCATTGTGACGCAGTTCCTCTGCGCTGTTGCATTCTTGTTGCCATTTATCTCTCCTTGTGGTATTTCTACCGTTTTATTTCTGTGCTAATTATAACATCAGTTTTAATTGAAGTTATCTATTGCTACCCCGCCATCATAGACGGCTGTCCAAGATGATTGGTTATAGGTTCCTCCATCTAATGGAGAACCCTGTGGATCGTTAAAACTACCGCCAGTCACAAATTGAGAAACAATAAGACCAGTTCCATCGATAGCAGTATCATGGATATGCTGTGGAAGGTTTAATGTGTCATCAATTGAAGCCATGGTAATCCATGAACCGTTATAATAAACATTAACTCTTGAGGTTAATGTGTCAAACCACTGATCACCATTATCTGGTGTAGAGGGAGCGGTAGCCCCGACCTCCATACCGCCAACTAATGAATCAACATATTCTTTAGTTGCAGCGTGGGTGGATAGTGTAGGAGTTCCTACGACTACCGTTCCTCCGAACTCACCGCCACCAGTGACGATAAGTCCATTTTTAACCTTGAAGTCCTTGTTGACTGTTGCCAAGATTACCACTCCCTCTTTTATTTATTTTTTATACTAAAAGTGTTCCCACAACAAGAACATCAGAGTTATTGTTGAGAGTTGCTACACGAAGACGAACATTTGATCCGTCGATATCTGCAGAAACAGATCCCAATGAACCATTTGTTCCAACCATTGCATATTCTGTAATGGCTACATTGTTTGATGTATCAAGTGTTAAGATAACCTTTGAAACATCTGTGTGTGAACCATTAGCAATCTTCACAAGGAATTCTGCAGAACGGTATGAAGCGTGTGCCCATGCGTATGCAGTATGTGTGCTTGCTGTTGGTACATTGTGTGATGCTGCTACCTGCTTTGCAACAGAAGCAATGTCTACTGCTGGGAAGTCAGGTGTGACTGCCTCAAGAGCAGATACTGCACGAGCATCTGTAAAGTAAAGGTTTGTTGTACCTTCTGCAAGGTCATCTGTATCAGAATCTGCAACACCGTTTTCTGCGGTAATTGTAAGATTATCTGATCCATCCTTTGTAATTATAATGTTTGTCTTAGTAGCATTTGCAAGAAGAGTTGCTGCTTCT